GCAGGGCGTATGAACCTCTGCGTCACTGGTGACCAAGGCGTGCTCCGTGTCGACGAGAACGGCGCCCTTGTGACCGCTGACGACGCCACTCGTGCATACATTGATGCCCAAGTCCAGGCAGTCGTTGGTGACGCACCTGCTGTCCTCGACTCACTGGGTGAACTGAGTGATGCAATCTCAGACGACCCCGACTTCTTCGCCACGATGGCGAGTGCTAACACCACTCTGCAAGAAGCCATCAATACCGAGACTGCCCGTGCTACTGCAGCCGAGCAAGCTCTCCAAGCAGACGTCGACCAAAATGAATCCGACGCCGACGCTGCCATTGCAGCCGTTCAGGCAGACGTAGACCAGAACGAAGCTGATGCTGACGCTGCCATTGCTGCTGAGAATGCCGCAATGCTCGCTGCTGTTGCTGTCGTCCAGGCAGACGTCGACGCTAACGAGGCAGACGCCGATGCAGCCATCGCTGCAGAAGAGGCACGTGCCCTTGCAGCAGAAGCTGCTATCCAGGCTGACGTAGATGCCAACGAGGCAGCTCAGAACGCCGACATCGCTGCTGAAGCTGCCCGTGCAGGAGCTGCTGAGGCTGCAATTCAAGCAGACGTAGATCAGAATGAATCTGATGCTGACGCTGCTGACGCTGCATTGGGTGTTCGTATTGACGCTGTTGAGACTGAAATCGACACAGCTCGCACCAACATCTATACTGCCTTAGGTCAAACTGAAGGTGCTACTGCAATGGGAACCTTCACTGGTTCTACATTGGGTGATGGTCAAACCATCAAGCAACTTCTTCAGTCACTGGAGACTGCTACTGAAGGTGAGATCACAGCTCGTACAGCGATCGCTGAGTTTGCTTCTAACCTGACCAAACTCAAGAACGACCTTCGTGGTACCTACATCAACGTTGGTAACAACATTGAACTTCGTGCTTCTGCCGGTGGTCGTGTTGAAATCGTTGGTGACCTCTACCTTGATAACAACACTGCTATTAATGGATCTGGTACGACTCTAACAAGCTTTGAAAACATCAACGCTTATGATGGTCGTCTGAACACTCTGGAAGCTGATCCAACTACTGAGACAGCACTTGCTACTGAGCGTGCACGTATTGATGCTATTCTTGCTGGTGCTGATGCAGACAAGGATACATTCGCCGAGATCGTTACTCTAATCAACTCTGTTGATACAGAAAACGATAATGCCTTTGCTGCTTATGTCCTTAGTAATGATGCCGCTGTTGCTGCTGTTCAGGCAGATGTAGACGCCAATGAAGTTACCTCTAATAATAACTTCAGCGGCCTGTCCAACGGTACCATTAACTTCACTGGGTTCAAACTACAGAACACTGCTGTTACCGCAACTGGTGAAGAACTGAACTTTGTTGATGGTGTTACTTCTAACATCCAGACTCAACTCGACGCCATTCAGTCTGACGTTGACCAGAATGAGTCTGATGCTGACACTGCAATTGCTCTGAAGCTCGACGCTTCTGCTGTTTCCGCCTTTGGTCTTACCTTGGTGGATGACGCTGATGCCGCTGCTGCTCGTACCACACTTGGTCTCGGTTCTGCCGCTACCACTGACTCCGGTGACTACGCCACCGCTGCTCAAGGTGCAACTGCTGACGCTGCTCTTGCTGCTTCCGCTGTTTCTACCTTCGGTGGTACACTGATCGACGACGCAGATGCTGCTACTGCCCGCACAACGCTGGGTCTTGGTGACATCGCAACTACCGCAGTTGCCGACTACGCTACCGCAGCTCAGGGTGCTACTGCTGACGCTGCCCTCCCTGCTGCCGGTGCTCAGGCTGCTCTGAGTGTTGACCACCTCATCACTCTGTCTGGTGTTGCTGAAGCCGCTGATGACCTTGGTACCTTCACTGGTGCTACCATCAACGACAACGTAACAGTCAAGGCTGCCCTGCAGGCACTTGAGACTGCTCAGGAAGCCACTCAGGCTGATGTAGATCAGAATGAGTCTGATGCCGACGCCGCAATCGCAGCTGTTCTTGCTGGTACCAGTATTCCTGGTCCTTATAACAACGACTCTGATGCCGCCACGGGTGGTGTTGCAGTTGGTGCTATCTACAAGAACTCAAATGGATCGATCCATTGGCGTGTAAGCTGATAAATAAAGCATACCCCTCTGGGGATATCGTCGCCGCTGTGGGCACCCTGGCAAAATCCAGGGTTGCCCCTTTTTTTATAAATAATTAGAAAGGGAAACTACGATGACAACCATTCGTATCAGTCGTCTACCGGAGATCAAGAACGATAGAGTCTCCTCTGATGACTATCTTATTATCAATGATGGAGATATTGTAACTAGTAAGGTTACCTTTGAAGAGTTCGTCTTTGCTATTGGTGCACAGGACATTGATTTTACTGGTGACATCACTTATAGTGGGGATGTAAACTTTGATGGGCAGATAAGCGGTGACTTCTATCTGAAGAGCGAGACATACAATAAGAACGAAATCAACCTCCTTATTAAAGACCTGACGGACTATAATACCCTTCAGGATGCCAGGATTACTGCACTGCAGACGCTGACTGGTCGCCCTAGTCTGTCAACTGATCTTGGAACCTTCCCTGGTGTAGTGATTCCAGACCATACAAACATCACTGGGGCATTCGAAGTCCTTGACTCTTGGACTACGGAAAACAGAACTAGAATTGAGGCAATCGAACAGACTCACTCTGGTGTTACTACGGACATTGAAGCTCTGGAACTAAGAGTTGAGAAGATCGAGGACGCTCTGGGGGACCCTGACAATGTACTTACCCCCGATCCTAACGGCCTAGCACCCGATGGGGCACTGAATCAACTTGCCTATCTCCTTGCTAAGATTGATGATGTAGGCTCCCTCGTTGATTTGTTGGGTTTAGCCCGCGCTCAGCACGATGGTGACGCCAACGCGAACCTAGTTAAGGAAGGGTTTATCTATTTCCAGAAGGATGATTTGAGCGCCGACGATTCCACCGGACTCCTGAAGGTGAAAGGGATTAACACGGGTACAAATCCGCGTGCCTGACACAGAAAATTATAAATAACAGAAAATTACCACGGTAAAAATGGCTTCAATTAAAATTAGCGCCCTTGGCGATATGACGCTCGACAGACTGTCGGATACCGACGTCTTGATCATCAATGATGGAGACGCCAACAGCGCTGTAACCCAGAAAGTATCTTTCGGTACTCTGCTAGGCGGAATCGACAGAGCTAACCACACCTTCCCTGGCAGAGTTGAGTTCTCTGGTGAGGTTCTGGTTACTGGCAACGCTGCTGGTACCAACGTCTACACCAAGACTGCTACCGACGAGGCAATCGCCGCTGCAGTTAGCCCTGTTGCTACTGACCTGGCTGCCCTGACCACTAGAGAGACCGCTCTTGAGTCCCTCGTTGGTGCAGAAGAGCAAGCTGGTTCAGTTCTTTCCTACTACCCGATCGGTAGATTCACTGCTTCTAGCCTTAGCAGCGCTACCTACACCGTAGACACCGCAATCGAGCGATTGGGTACCACCCTTGATGCTGAGGTTTCCAAGATCCTGGCAAACCAGATTGCAATCAACACCAATTCCACTGCAATCACCAACCTCGACACGCGTGTAACCGCTGCTGAGGCTGACATCGATGCACTGGAGACCGCAGTTTATGGTTCCAACAATGGCAACCTGATCGAAGGCAATGCCAATAACATCACAACCAACGTTGATAATATTGGTAAGCTTGCCAACACCGTTGGCGTTGCTGTCGGACAAGACAAGATCTCTATTGGTACCATCACTGGTGGCATCATTGAGCCAAACGGAGCCACTGCTGCTTACACTGTAGTTGGTGCCCTGGGATCACTGGAGAGTAGTCTTGTCGCTGCTAAGGCCAAGGCCGACGCCAATGAGGCGAACATCGCAACCTCTGCTGGTAACATTACCAACACCAGAGACCACTCGATTGCTACCCGCAATGCTGTCGCTACTGCGTGTACGCAGTTCAAGGCTGACTATGCAAATGATAACACCTTGACTGCCTCTGACCTGGCAGACGAGATCCTGACTGCTCTTAACGGCGTCGTTGATCCTATCTACACCGCCATCTAATTTAATCACAGGACGCACGGGGGCTTCGGCCCCCTTTTTTTATGCCTAAATATAGGAAAGTAGAAATACAATGAGTGTTTCCAAACCTCAAAATAGGGCTGAGTTTAAGAAGCATATCCTTACAAAGCTAGGTGCACCTGTTCTGGAGATCAATGTAGCAGATGAGCAACTAGATGTTGCTATTGATGACGCGTTCCAGTTCTTTAACGAACGCAACCACTTCAATGGTGTGGAGAGAGTTTATCTCACGACGGAAGTCACTGCAGAGTTCTATGAGTTCTTTAGGGGATACAAGATTGACTATGTCGACCAAGAAGGTCGGGAAGGGATGAGTGGATATAACACTTACAAGCACGGGATGGTTAAGGAGATACAACTTGTAGAACCAGGTAGCAACTACCCTGCAGGTTGGCACATCTACGAAGCAAAGACTAGATCTAGTATCCGTCAGGTAGACTTGCTTACAAACGGGTGGGATCTCAATGAAGAAACCTGGCACGATCCAGAAGAACTACTGATGGAGGATGGTAGTAACATCGAAGTGCAGACAGAGTCAGCAGGCACTGGTAGTGGTCTTCAAGTTAAGGTACACCCCGAGAGAAGTATTCACGGGGGACTCGTGAATCTTGAGGTGTATAGAACTGGAAATGGATATGAAGTTGGAGACTATGTAACAATTTCTGGAGGTAATGGAGATTCCGTCTGGATGGTCACTAAGGTAGACCATAGTGCCCCTATGTTTGGTACTCATCCCATTAAGGAACAGAATAACTTCATTGTAATGCCAGACGATGTCGTCGGTGTTACCAAGATTCTGAAGAGCAGAGGTGGAACGGGACTGGGTGGTATTATTCCAGGTGGAAGCGTGTTCCCTCTGCTGTTTGGTGGTATGAACGGAAACCACTGCGATGGTATGGGGTTTGGACTGGCACACTACTGGGTTATGCAGGAGTATTTGGCACTGATTGACTTTATGTTCCATCCTCCTAAGATGTATAACTTTAATCAGAGGACACATCACCTCCATATTGATGGGGATATTGAGAGAGGGACTATCCTGGCATTCGAGTGTATGGTTAAGCCGTCTCCTGATGTCTACCCTGACTTGTGGAATGACCTGTGGCTGAAAGAGTTTGCCACTGCCCTAGTCAAAGCACAATGGGGCAGAAACTTGACCAAGTACAATCAGGTCCAACTGCCAGGTGGTATTGTTATCAACGGAGAGAGAATCCTGTCGGACGCACAGAAGGAACTTGATACGATTCGTCAACGATTTGCTATGGACTGGATGGACCCGCCTTTGGACGAGGTTGGATAAATAATCATAGTTGATAGTACATTATGAGAAAACTTATTGCTATGGCAGCACTTGCTGCCTTTGGTTTGCCTGCTCTAGCACAGCCAGAGATCACTAGGTGGAACACAGCACACTCGATGGGCTGTATGATGATGCGTGAGTGTACCGAGGGAGTTAAAAAGACCAACAACCCTGCCGAGCTGGCAGAGCAACTTGGAGTAAGATTTACAGAAGACGCCGAGTCTGAGTTGGGATATCTGTTTGAGAGCTTTGATAAGCTGGGTATCGAGTTCTTTGTTGCAGAGGATAAGTATTTCCTGCCAAGGACCCGTGGTGTCTATTACACAGCTGGTAATAAGTTTTATTTGAACAGTAAATATATGGACAACCCCACCCAAATTCTGGAGACGATTCGCCACGAAGGATGGCACGCTGCACAGGACTGTATGGCGGGCACACTTCATAACAATCACATCGCTGTCATCTGGAACGATGGTGTGGTACCACAAGGATATGTCGTCCGTGCGAATGTTGCCTACGCGATGCAGCCACAGGCTATTCCCTGGGAGGCAGAGGCGATGTGGGCGGCAGAGACTCCTAATATGACTGCCAACGCCCTGAACGCCTGTGCACATCCCGGTGGGAAGATGTGGGATGTGTATACCCCGACTCCAATGACAGGTGAGTGGCTTGTTGATAATGGTTACTGGGACGGTGTCACCCGATAAATACTCCAAAAGGATATAATGCCACACACCAGTCCCTATTTTAATTCAGTATGGCCAGGGCAGACTGCTGAGCAGGGACTGGTCGACGACTTAGTTCGTGAACAGATAAAAATATACGGGTTGGATATCCTGTATATGCCTCGTAGGCACCTGAACTTAGACAAGTTACTGCACGAGAGCACGAAGGTTGCCTTCGAGATGGCAATGCCCATCCCAATGTACCTCAAGACTGTCGACGGGTTCGACAACGGGATGGAAGTCCTGTCGAAGTTTGGTGTCCGTAGTTCAGATGAGATCACTCTGGTGATGTCTCGCTCTGAGTTTACCACATACTACTCTCCTTATCTGAAGTCCTATTACAACAGCATCAACGGAGAGCCACCAGGTGCACAGCTCGATCCACTGATCGGTGAGATCGACAGCAGACCGAAAGAGGGAGACCTTATCTTCTTCCCATTCGACAACAGCGTTTTCGAAATCAAGTATGTGATGTTCGACTCTCCCTTCTTCCAGTTGGGGAAAGGGTATGTCTTTGAGATTCAGTGCGAGAAGTTTGAGTACAGTGGGGAGGAGTTTAAGACCACCTACGACAGAATCGACCAGACCCAGGTGGATGTCGACTACTACAGAATGGACTTCGAGATCGAGCCTGGATACACCAGGACATTCGATCAGTTCGAGCGTGTAGTCATTCACGACATCACAGCAGAGGGAGAACTTTACGACCAGTGGGGTGGGTATTGGGATATCTTGTATGATGGTGCTGACACTCACATTGTGGCAGAGGATGGAACTCATCTGGCTAATAACATCTTAGAACCCCAGCCATATAACATCGCTAACGAGGATGGGGACGAGCTGGAACACGAAAATCGTCCAGGCGGTGGTATCATCGCAGAGGGTCTCGGTATTCGTTGGGACTACGGAGAGGAAGGACTACTTCAGACAGACGGAGTCAAAAACTTTATCTTCCACAAGGACTCTGGTTTACTACACAGAGTTGACCAAGTCCAGGCTACTGTGATGGACTGGGATGCTCAAGGATTCAAGCTGACTATCGGTGAGATGACAGAGAATGACCCCCAGCAGGAGGACGCGAATCACGACCTGACTATCAATAAGATGGACACCGTTATTATCATTGGTCAGACGACTGGTGCTTATGCTGTAGCACGCAAGGCAGGCACCAAGCCCAAGCCGTTTGACGACGCAGATGTGATTCAGGAAGAGTTTGATCAGATCAAAATCGTTGATGACTTCGATGAGAACCCGTTCGGCTTCGTCTAAATACTACAAATAAGCTTTTATTATGCTCGGTCAATACTACTACCACCAAATATTTCGGAAGAGTATTATTGCCTTTGGCACCATCTTTAATAACATTATTGTTAAGAGAAAGGATCCTGCTCGCAAACAGGAAGACAGTCTAGAGGCATATAAAGTTCCGTGTCAATACGGCCCGATTCAAAAATACTTGGCAATGATTGCCGCAGAGCCCACCCCAGAGCGTCAAGCGTTCCAGGTGAGCCTGCCCCGTATCTCGTTTGAGATTAAGGGACTTAACTATGACGGCTCACGGAAGCTGGTGCCAACTCAGTTCGCTAAGACTGTTCCGCCAACTGGTAAGGACGCAGAAGGAAAGCCCGTACAGTACAGTCAGTTCCTGCCTGTGCCATACAATCTGGATATTGAGCTGAACATCATCTCAAAGAACCAGGACGACGGGCTACAGATTCTAGAACAGATTCTGCCGAACTTCCACCCATCATTGAATGTTTCTATTGAGGTGATTGATGAAACACACGAAGAACGCGACATCGCAATTGTTCTTAATGGAGTTGGTTATACTGATGATTATGAGGGTGATTATACACAGAGAAGAACACTACTCTGGACGCTGAACTTCACCGTCAAGACATACCTGTTCGGTCCCGTCGACGCTCAGAGAGACATCCGCAAAATCACTCTGGATTATCGTTCCGATATTGTCAAGCGTCCTGCGGAGCTTCGGTACTCTGCCGAGGTTAAGTCCACCAGGCGTCCACCTGTTCCCCGAGATGAAATTGATCCCACCAAGGAACAATATAAAGTTGTGGAG